CAGCTCATCTAAAATCTTTTGAACCTCGCCCGAGGGTGTTTCTTAAAGAGGCTAACGGTTAGGTCTTATTAAAAATAGTTCATTTAATAAGATGAGACCGTGCTAAGATTCATCATAATATTCATCATAAGGTGGTGAATATAATGGAAATATATAAAATTACAAATAAAATAAATGGTAAAGTTTATATAGGCCAAACAATTCGTCCTGTTTAGTATCGTTTTCATAGACACATAAATGATGCAATGCGAAATATTATTGATACACATTTCGCAAGAGCAATTAGAAAATATGGTCCAGATCAATGGCTTCTTGAAGTTATTGATAACGCGGAAACACAGGAAGAATTAAATCAAAAAGAACAATATTGGATTCAATATTATAATTCTGTTGAAGAAGGATATAATGAAACCGACGCAATCAATAAATGTGGCGGAAATACATATCGTTCTAAAACAGAAGAAGAAATGGAAGTTATTAAAGAAAAAATTCGTCAAACAAAAATAGGTAATAAAAATCCTATGGCTAAAAAAATTAAACGAATTAATATTCAAACTAGTGAAATTGACATCTTTGAAACGATTATTAATTGTGCTAAGGCTTGTGGAATTAATAATGGAAAAACTTCTATTACAACAAGATTAAATGGACAAATTAAAAGTCCATTTAAAGGAAAATGGCTATTTGAATATTATGATGAATAAAGTGTATCGACTATCCCTGATGAATGTAAGGGAGTAGGATGTGAGATAGGCGCACATTCGAAGCGGAAGACAACCTCACTTTTGTGAGATGAAGATATAGTCAGCGCCAATGGTGACATTGGATAAACGTGTGTAGAACCGCAAATGGCTGGGATATTAATGGACTCGGCCAACAGAAAGATGGAAGAGGAAATATTTGTCCTGTTACAATTATTTTACCAACACTAGCAATGGAAGCTGTAGAACTAGCAGATAATTTTAGCGAAGATAGTTGGAGCACTGAATTAGAATTAAATATTTTCTTTGATATGCTTGAAGCAAAGATTGATGAAGCAAAGGATATGTTAATCGAAAGATTTGAATGGATTGCTTCACAGTCACCTAAAGCTGCAAAGTTTATGTATGAAAATGGTTTAATGGCAGGATATGTTCCAGAAGAAGGAATTAGAAGTGCCCTTAAACATGGTACACTAGCAATCGGTCAATTAGGTCTTGCGGAAACACTTCAAATCTTAATCGGCACAGACCATACAACTGAAAAAGGTATGGCGTTAGCAAAAAGAATTGAACAAATGTTCAAAGATAAATGTGCGAAATTCAAGGAAGAATATAAATTAAACTTTGGAGTTTATTTCACTCCTGCGGAAAATCTTTGCTATACAGCTATGAAAAAGTTCAAAGCTAAATATGGTGAATTAAAAAATATTTCTGATAGAGATTACTTTACAAATAGTATGCATGTGCCGGTTTGGCATCAGATGAGTCCATTTGAAAAAATTGATATTGAAAGTGAATTGACAGGATATTCTTCTGCTGGATGCATTACTTATGTAGAACTTGATAGTAGCGTTCAAACAAATTTAAAGGCACTAGAACAAATTGTAAATTATGCTATGGATAAGGATATTCCTTATTTAGCAATTAATATCCCTAATGATACTTGTCTTGATTGCGGATATACAGGAGAATTTAATGATTATTGTCCTATGTGTGCAAGCAAAAATATTCAGCAATTACGCAGAGTTACTGGTTATTTAACTGGTGATTATAAAACTGCTTTTAATAATGGCAAACAAGCAGAGGTAGAAGATAGAGTAAAACATGTGGGGGTATTAGAATAATGATGAAATATTATAAAACTCGTCCTTGTATTATTTAGGCTATGGAATGGACAGGAAATAATATTGGGGAAATTAAACGATATGGTGGCGATCAAATCGATATTTCTTCTGGAATTCCAATTATTCATACTTTAGAAGGAGATATGACTGCTAGCATTGGAGATTTTATTATTCTTGGTTTACGAGGAGAATTTTATCCTTGTAAACCAGATGTATTCCATAAAAAATATGAGGAGTGTATATAATTTATGTATTATTTAATTCAATTTACTTGGGGTTTACCTTTAAATATTATTGGGTTTATTGTTTATATAATATTATCTAAAATTTGTAAATTTTGGAGTTATAAATATAGAAAAGCTTTTTATGTAGTAGTTCCTTGGAATTTTGGTGGAGTTAGTTTAGGAATGTTTATTATCCATGGAGAAAAGAATTATGATTTAAGAGTTCACGAATATGGACATTCAATACAAAATTTAATGTGGGGATGGTTAATGCCAGTTGTTATTGCTATACCTTCAGCTATTAGATATTGGTATAGAAAGTTTTTAATTAAAATAGGAAAAACTTTAAAAACTTCATATTATGACATATGGTTTGAAAAACAAGCAACTGAATTAGGAACTAGAGCAAGCAAAAATGAATGGAGTTGGATATAATGCGTTACGCAGGAATTATTAAAAATGATTTAGCGGCAGCTCCTGGAGTATGTTTAACTTTCTTTACTTAGGGTTGTTCAAGACATTGTCCAGATTGCCATAATCCGCAAACTTGGGATTTTTGTGGGGGAAAAGAATTTACACAGGATGTATTAGATACTATTATTGATAATCTTTATGCTAATGGAATTAAAAGAACATTTTGTGTTATGGGAGGAGAACCGCTAGATCCAGAAAATATATTTTTAACTGATTTAGTTATATCAAATGTAAAGGAAGCTCTTCCCGATGTAGAAATATATCTTTGGACTGGATATAAATATGAAACATTACAACATCGTTCTGAAGCAAGATTAAAATCTATTTTAGATAAAGTAAATGTTTTAATAGATGGTGAATATATAAAAGAATTACGAGATATAACTCAACCAATGATTGGTTCTACTAATCAAAGAATTTTGACTTTAAATAGATAATATGTTATAATAAAAATAAAAAAGAAGGTTAAAAATGAATACTGAATTTAATAATTTAAAAGTTAAGTATACTTTTAATCATCATCATGATTTATATAAACATTTGAATGAATTTCAATTGGGAGAATTATTGTATGATGTAGAATTAGACTAGATGTTTATGGTTGGAGAAAATGGTTTAATGCAAATTCCAGAAAACTTTTTAGAATACATGGATGAAACTATTGGTTCTTTGAAGAAAGTTGAAGGCGGTGTTACAATGAGCATGTATGAAATGAATCAACAAATCATTTCTCAATTACCAACTCATAATGAAGAACAAATTAAAGAAGATATTAAAATTATTAATGAGTTCCAAAAGAAACACGAAACAAAATATTTTATGCTTCTTTGTAAAGAAATTTCTTATTTTACAGGATTTATTAAAGAATTTACTTCTTTAGAATCATTGGGTGAGGTAGTTATTGATTGCGTAAAAGCTGTTGGAGAAATTAAAGATATTGATTCTAGCGATCCAATTTATTTAGATATTTGGGTAACTACAAAAAGTAGAGAAACTCATTGTATGCATTTATTTGATTTCCAATATGGAGTAGTAGAATTTGGAGGTTAATATATGAGAGACGGAATAATCTGTCATTTTAATCTTTTTCATTATCGCCAAGAAATTTTAGAAGTTAAAGATGATAAAATTACTAGTATTGGTAAAGTAGAAACTATTAAAGTTGGTGAATTAATTAGTAAATATTGTTTAGAAAATAACATTAATTATATTCATCTTTATGGCGAAAATTCTTTTTTAAAAAGAATAATTAAAGATATTGACAAATATACTAAAAATTTATATAGTGAAAATAAAATTGAAATCGAGGTAAATTAATAATGGCAAAATATTTAATTACAACAACAGAAACATATAGAGTTGATACAGAAGAAGAAGCTGCTCGTTTAATCGAAGAAGCTAAAAACGATAATTCATATACTCTTGCTAAATATAGCAGCGTCCATAAGGAAAGAAAACAAAAGGGTCAGATTATTGATGAATATGAAAAGGTTTCTTTAACAAAAGTTTTCAATGATGAAAAAGAACCTTATTCAAATGTAGAAATTAAATATGGAGTAGAATTTTAATGGCAAAGTTTGAAAAAGTAAGTAAATATTCCAATAGTGAAATAAATATGCCGGTGCGAAAAACAGCACGTTCCGCAGGTTATGATTTTGAAGTAGCAGAAGATATTATAATTGAGCCTTATTCTCATTTAAAATTAATTATGGAAAATGCTACTCCATATCAACCTTATCCATTATCTGAAATTGCAAAAATGACAAAAGCAAAAAATACTAAACCAACTCTTGTTCCTACTGGAATGAAATGTCAGTTAGCTGATGATGAATATTTAGAATTAAGTATTCGTAGCTCTGGACCATTAAAGCATTGGTTAATGTTAGCAAATAGTGTTGGTATTATTGATGCTGATTATTACAATAATCCAGATAACGAAGGCCATATTTATTTCCAAGTTATTAATTTATCTCCTACCCCTATTCAGTTAAAGAAAGGCGATATCATTGGTCAGGGTATTATTCATAAGTATATTACCACTGAAGATGATTGTGCAAATGGGGAGCGCAAAGGAGGCTTTGGGTCTACAAGTGAGTAATATATTAGCACTCGACTAGAGCAGTAGAACAAGCGGTTATGCTATATTCAAAAATGAAGAATTATTTGATTATGGACATTTTACATTTGAAGATATAAACATGGGTGTAAGATTACATAAAATTAAAAATAAAATAAAATCTTTGATTGATGAATATGATATAGATGAAGTAATTTTTGAAGATATATATATGGATGGGCAACGCGTTAATAATGTACAAACTTTTAAAGTTTTAGCAGAGGTGTTCGGGGTAGTCTATGAACTGGTAACCGATTTGGGCTTGCCGAATACAGCAGTTTTAGCTGGAACCTGGAAGTCAACACTTAATATAAAAGGGACTGCTAGAGCCGAACAAAAACGCAATGCCCAGACATATGTATTAAATACATATAATAAAAAAGCCACACAAGATGAATGTGATGCAATTTGTATAGGAGCTCATTTAATAAAACAAAAGAACTCTTCATTTAATTGGACAGATTAAAGAAATTTTCCATTCCCGTTCTTTAATATTTATAGATAATTTAAAAAGGGAGTGGACATTATGGATTTTTTTACTGCCCACATGTGGGAAATCTTTTTTGGTTTAGTGGCTGCCGGCGCACTCGCTTTTTGTAAATATTTACATAGCTAGCTAAAAAATTATCAAAAACTTCTAGAAGAAAAAGATAATGCTGAATTACGCAAGATTATTTTAGATGAATTAGAGCCAATAGTGGAAGAAATGCACAGACTTGAAAAGCGTTTAAAAGCTTGCGAAGACAAAGAACATTAGGATATAGATTTAATTTTATAGTCCTATAAATTTAGATTAATTCAATTATGTAAAACATATTTACGTCAACGGTATATGACTTAGGCGCAATATGACCAATTAACTGAATTCTTTAAATTATATGCAGGTTTAGGTGGAAATGGTCAAGCGGCAGAATACTATGAAAAGGCTGTTGCTCTTCCAGTTGAGGAACATCCAGAAAATTAAAAATAAGGGTAATAGATTTTTATATCTATTACCCTTATTTTACTTTATATACCATATTAAAAAATAATTTGTTCGTGATATCAATTATTTCTTGTCCATATATAGCTATCAAGTCTGCTATCACCTCTTCTTCTTCATAGCTTAATTGAACATTATAACTAAACATTGCGGCATGGACTATTTCATGACATAAT